GCCGCAAGCACATTGGCTACTGGTCGTGAGGGCACGCCAGCACCCTCACCAGTGCGCTGCAGGAATTCGTGTTCGAGGGGATCAACCTTCTGCTTGATCGGGTTGAGAGAGAAGCCACACATCTTATGCGCACCAAGGTAAGCAGCCGCTTGCACCCAGTCGTAGTGTAGCGCATCTTCATCATCGCCACACACTCCAAAGTACCCGAATCTACACCCACCGCCAAACATGTCATGCAGAGCGTCCTGCACCGTGGCGGAGTATGCCTTGTGCAACAGCGTGTTGTCGCGTGCCGTGGTCCGGTGTCCGGACCACAACCCGGACAGGTTGCGCACAGTGCCGGTTTCGAGGCAAGTTGACCAGGCATTCAAGTGGCCCAAGCCGGTGTGTATACTGCACCAGGCCTTGTGCATGGCTATCTTGCTAAAGGTCCCACCCATCCCAACTTGTCTGCGCATCCACTCATCTGCAAAGGCCAACTCAACCATGGCCAGTTCCACCCGGCTGTGGTCCTTGTTGAAGTCTGAATAGTCGAGTGACACCCAAACTGGTGCTTGCCAGCGTGCCACGCCTACCATGCTGGCCCGCCACCACTCGGCCACATCCTGCGGTGTTTGTTTTGCCACCATACCCCCCACTGACATGTATTTTTCCATCTCAGTGGCCGCATAGGCACTTATATGGTTGTTGAGGTCGTCCAGGGCATACAGTACCCTGCGCTTGTAGCCCGGCTCCGGTTTGGTGCTCATGCGAGCAACTGATGGCACATCGTTGCGCATTAGCGCCATCACCAAGTCGCCGTACTCAAGCGTTTCCACTGTAGTTTTCTTGTTGGGGCGGTCGCTGGATTGCAAGCGGTCGTCTTGGTCTCGCACCGCATCCATTCGCTTCCGCAGGGATGAAGAACCACTTGGAGTCCACTTCCACCTAGCCTCCCACCAGTCTTGTAGAGGCAACAGCTCTGCACGCTGGCTCACTTCTCCTATTATTTCGCGCGTCAATAGCCGCAGGTTGCGCTGCAGGGCAGGGAACCACAATTTGGCCGACATATGAGTTCCACCCACTGCTGGGTACATGTGCACTGCTGTGGTCGGGGCTGTTCGGCTGAGGTCGGCTGCATAGTCTGCGGGGGCGAGGTCCCTGCCGGTTAGCGTCATCAGCTTCCTGAGGTATGTTGACACAACATGCATGTCATGCGCGCCCAGTCCTGGCACCACACCATACCGAGCCACATCATCTAGAAATGGCTTAAAGTATTGGGACCACTCCGTCACCGGAAGTCTGGATAAGCGGTTATCC